GGACCGTTACGCGGCACTGCTGGGGACAGGCGAGACCCCGAAAGACGGCAAGGCAGCAGCACAGGAATTCTACGCACGCAATCGAGCCGATATGGACGCAGGCGCAAAGGTGGCGTGGGAGCACGACAAGCTGCCAGAGGAGTTGTCCGCGCTGCAGTCTCTGCTGACAATCCGGGCCGTCGATCCGGAATTCTTCCAGCGTGAGATTCAGCAGGAAGGCGGAGTGGTCGCGGACAAGTCCGGCGTTCGATTGGACAGTCAGGCACTGTTGCCGAGATTGTCACAGGTCGAGCGCAGCAGAATCCCACAACAGGCCAGCTACACCACCGCATTCATCGACAGCTCCGATCAGGTGCTATGGTACATGGTCTGCAGTTGGGAACGCGACTTCAGCGGCTGCATCGTGGACTACGGAACATGGCCGGATCAGGGCAGGCCAGTATTTTACAAGTCGGACCTCGCAAGGCGGCTGAGTCAAGACAAGCCGGGCGTGTCGTGGGAAGAGGCATTCGTTCATGCCCACAATTGCCTGGAAGCCGATTTGCTGCAGCGATTCCCGCAGCTCGATTTGATCCTGAAGGACTGGAGCGACGGCGAACAGAAGCCGCGAATCCAGTCGCAGGTGCTGGCATCAGCAAACCGCACGCGAATCAGGCCGTCAAAGGGTTTCGGGCCGAAGCCAGGACGCAAGCCCGTGCACTTGTGGGGCGAGCCACAAAAGGACCGCCAAACGGGGCAGTATTGGGTGGAGCGTCGAGCGGATCATCCGGTGCACGTCCAGTACGACGCAAACATCTGGAAGTCTCACGCAGCCCGGCGACTGCTGACCACACCCGGAGCACCTTCGGCGGTTCTGCTGCCGGGCACGGACGAGCGGGCAAACAGATTGCTGGTGGAGCATTTAACGGCGGAGATCCCAAAAGCCATTTCCTATGACGGGGCGCATGGTGTAGCATGGGAGCAAACACCCGGAAGAGACAACGACTGGTGGGACTGTTTTGTGGGGTGTTGTGTGGCAGCGTCGATCTGTGGTGTTGGTATGGCCGGTGAGCAGGCACAGAAAAAGGAGCTGCGCAAATTCTCGTTACCGGGGGGTGTGCGATGATGGAAGAATTCCGCAAGCAGGGCGACGGGCTACGCTGCCAGAAGTGCGGGGCTGAATTGCAGTCAGTCTACCGCACGCGGCAGACTGCCGGGTTTGTATTGCGGGAAAGACTGTGCCCGTCCTGCAACACATTGCACACAACTGGCGAAAGGATCTTGAACGCACGACCGCGATTCGAAAAGCGTCGGTTTTCCGATCCGTGTGAGTGATTGTTGCCACCGGTAGCAGGTGAGCAGTTGCAGGCGTCTGCCGTGGCGTCAATCATGCGAGCATGACCACACCTGCCGAACAACTCGAACTCGAAATGACGAAAGCCGCAAGCGTCAGCAATGACGGCGTTACGGTCACGCGCCGCAGTTTGTCCGAGTTGATCGAGTACGAAAAGCACCTTGCCAGCAAAGAGGCTATCGCCAGCCCGGTCGGTGCTTTGAAGTCGATGATTCTCCGTATCGTTCCACCCGGAGGTCATTGAGTGAGCCGCAGACGCCGATACGCCAGCACGTCAACCGCCGTTGCCACCGCACCGCGAACGCCGCAGGTGCGGGCAAAGTTTGACCTTGCGCAGACCACACCCGAGAACCGCAAGCACTGGACGAACGCGGACGGGTTGGCGGCACGCGCGGCAATGTCTCCGGCAGTTCGTCGAGTCGTGCGAATCCGCAGCCGATACGAGGCCGAGAACAACTCATGGTATGCGGGTATCCTTCGGACGGCGGTCAATCATATTGTCGGCAGTGGACCGCGCTTGCAGGTCCTGACGCAAGACGCCGCAGCGAATCAGCGTTTGGAGTTGGCGTGGCGTCGATGGGTTGCCCGTGTTGATTTTGGCGAGATGCTGAGGACAGCCGTTGAAGCGTATTGGCGAGACGGCGAGGTGTTCGTGATGAGATCCGAACGGCCGCAGTGGTATCCGCTGCCGTTGGATCTGCGGACGCTGGAGGCCGATCAGATTGCCATGCCGTGGCAGCAGTCACAATTGCAAGACCCGTTTGTTGATGACGGCGTCAGATTTGACCCCGCATTGAATGAGCTGGAGTTTTACGTTTACGATCACCACCCCGGCAGCACAGCCCCCGTCAGTATGTTGAGTGGTGATTGGTACCCGTCAACGGAAGTGCTGCACCTCTACCGACAGGAGCGACCGGGGCAGACGCGCGGAATTCCACGGGCAACACCCGCACTGCAAACGCTGCCGATCATGCGACGGCAGGAATTGGCGACGCTGTATTCAGCAGAGACTGCGGCGAATTTTGCTATGTTCCTGAAAAGCAACTCGCCAGCAATTGAGCCAAAAGCCAGTCCCGCAGATTTTGCGGAAATTGAAATCACTCGCAACATGCTCACGATGCTTCCAGCAGGCTGGGAGATCGGGCAGGTTGAGCCGAAGCAGCCGGGGCCGTTGTACGAGATGTTCCAGCGGCAGGCGTTGATGTCGTTCTGCCGTTGTACCAACATGCCCTACACGCTGGCCGCAGGCACCGGCAAGGATGCGAATTTCTCATCCTTCAAGGGCGACATGGCGAACGTGTGGGCACCTGAGGTTCACGTCGAACGCGACCGCATCACATGGGCAATCGTCGAGCGTGTCTGGCATTGGTTTCTTGAGTCGGCTGTGTTCGTGCCGGGGCTGTTGTCCGGTATGCCGCGGATCGAGGAAATCAACCACCAGTGGACGTGGCCACCACTGCCGGAACTGGACGCGACGGAAGCCGCAGACGCTGCAGCCGTCAGACTGTCCACCGGGCAGAGCACACTGTCGGAAGAGCACGCGCGACGTGGCAAAGAATGGGAGATGGAGGCCACCCGCGCAGCCGCAGACTTCGGCGTGTCCGTCGATGAGTACAAGCGGGCCGTCTTTGAAAAGACCTTTGAGGTTCAGCCCGGCGGAGGCGGTGTAACAGATCCGGCAACGGGTGCGGCTACCGCCGTGGCCGACACCGCAATGAACGGGGCGCAGGTCGCGTCAATCGTGTCAATCATCGCGCAGGTTGGTCAGGGCATCATTCCGCGAGATACTGCCCGGGCTTTGATTCGGTCGGCGTTTCCGGCAGTACCGCTGCAGAACGTCGAGGAAATGCTGGCACCGTTTGCCGTCGTGACGCCGCAAGTCGATCAGACGCAGCCCCAGCAGCCCGCGGCGGGTGTTGCTGGCGAGTATACGACGCTGGGGCAGCGGGCATTCAGCAACAACCAGAAACGCATTCGGCGAGTTCTGGAGGACGTGCAGACCGGCGAAATGTCCCGAGTCATGGCAGAACAGACGCTGGCAACGATTGGCCTTCAGCCCGAACGGATTGCGGCACTGCTGGACGACGTGCTTTCCGGCGACGGCGTGAGCGACGATGAGTTGTCCGAAGTCGAAGCCGCAGCCGATTTGAAGGCCGCGGGCAAATACGACGATATCGACTTCACGCCACCCGAAGGAGTCCGCAAAGAGGCACAAAAGGGACTCGATTGGCGGAGCGAATTCGGGCGCGGTGGAACCGCCGTCGGTATTGCACGGGCACGGGATCTGAGCAACGGCAAGGCCGTCAGTCCCGAGACGATCAGCCGCATGGTTCGGTATTTCTCCCGGCATGAGGTTGACAAAAAAGGCGAAGGCTATTCCCCCGGCGAAGATGGGTTCCCGAGCAAAGGCCGCATCGCGTGGGCACTGTGGGGCGGAGATCCCGGAGCCGCATGGGCGCGGAAAGTCTTTGAACAGATGCGATCGAGGGACAAGAAACAATGAAGCCGATCACCCTGACAGCACCGCTGCAGTTGAAGGCCGCGGAAGGCACAAAGCCGCGACGGTTTTCGATCCTTGCATACACTGGCGGACCGTTGCCGGTGAGCGGGTTTGCATTGCCGGTTGTCGTGGATCTGGCAGGACTGGAGACACCCGGCAACGTTCCGATCCTGCTGGACCACAGCAACACCGTCGAGGACACGCTGGGCGTTACCGACACCATTGAGAACGACGGGGAAAGCCTGATGCTGGCAGGACCAGTCACGGGTGTCTCGCTGAAAGTTCAGGGCGTTCTCGAACAGGGTGCGAAGGGCCAGCAATGGCAGGCGTCCATTGGGGCGCGAATCATCGAGGAAATTGAGATACAAGCCGGCGAGTCTGTTGAGGTGAATGGGCGTGTTCAAACAGGGCCATTCATTCTCGCTCGCCGTGCAGTTCTTCGCGAGACCTCTGTTCTGCCGATGGGCGCAGACGGAGCGACCGCGGTAAACCTGGCAGCCGCGGCTGCCCTTGCAGGAGTTGCAGCCGTGTCTTTCGAAGATTGGCTGAAGGAACTTGGGTTGTCCCTGGACAACATGACACCAGAGAATCAGGCCACACTGATGAAGGCCTGGGAGATGAAGTCAGCGGCACCGGTGCAGGCTGAACAACACATGGACCCGCAAAAGAAAGAGGTGGCAGCAATGCCGACGAATCCAGAAAAGACCGCTGCCGCTGGTGCGGTCAATGACCTTCAGGCTACTGCCGATCTGCGAAAGCAGATTGCCGGTGTGTACCGTCAGCAGGCAGAGATTCAGGCGAAGGCCGCAGGACATCCCGACGTGATTGCGGCTGCACTGGAAAACAACTGGTCGCCCGACAAGGTGGAACTCGAAATCCTGAAGCGACAGGTGAGCAGTGGACGCACCCGCCCGACTTCGTTCGTTTCAGCGCAGAACGGCGGAGACCCGACGCGGATTCTGCAGGCCGGTCTGAGCATGGCACGCGGTCACAAGGGCACCGAAAAGGAATTCAGTGACGCTGAACTGCAGGCCGCGCACACCCAGTTCAAGGGCCGCATCGGACTGCAGCAGGTCATGCTGATGGCCGCAGCGGCAAACGGCATGCACGTCATGCCGGGAACGAAGCTGCATGACGGCAACCTGCGAGAGACGATGGAGTTCGCCTTCGCTCGCAACCTGCAGGCCGGTTTCAGCACGGTCAGTCTGCCGGGCATCTTCAGCAATCTCGCAAACAAGGAACTGTTGCAGGGTTTTGAGGAAGTCGCCAACAACTGGACCGAGATTGCGGAAATCAAGTCCGTTGCCGACTTCAAGCTCCACACCAGTTATCGCCTGCTGGACGACATGGAGTATGAAGAACTCGGACCCGGTGGCGTGATCAAGCATGGCAAGATCAGCGAGGAAAGCTACACGCGATCGGCTGACACCTACGCCAAGATGTTCAGCCTGACCCGTCGCGACATTATCAACGACGATCTGGGCGCGTTTGACGATCTGCGAACACGTCTCGGACGTGGTGCAGCCCGTCGCCTGAATCGTCTGGTGTGGACGACGTTCCTCAGCAATCACACCACCTTCTGGACGACTGCCCGGACGAACTACATCGAGGGCGGCACAACCAACCTCGGCACCGATGGCGTTGGTCTGTCACTCGGCGTGAAGGCATTCCGTCAGCGACTGTCACCACTGGTGACGGGTGCAGAGTCAACCAGCCGGATGACGCTGGGCGGACAGCCGACGAAGCTGCTCGTTCCGCCGGAACTGGAATCAGTTGCCGAAGCGTTGTACGTGGCACGCAACCTGAATGCCGTGAAGGCATCAGACGCCAACATTCACGCGAACAAGTACCGCCCGGTTATCGCAACGGAACTGTCCGACAGTGCGTATGGTGGCGGCTACTCTTCGACCGCATGGTACCTGTTTGATGACATCATGAAGCCGGTTGTGGTTTCATTCTTGAATGGGCAGCGAAGCCCGACGGTTGAATCTGCTGACGCTGACTTCAACACGCTGGGCATCCAGTTGCGTGGTTATCACGACTTCGGCTGTTCACAGTCCGAATACCTGGCAGGCGTCAAGAGCAAGGGCGCAGCCTGATCCGACACCCGGTAGCAGGTGCTGCCGGGATTCATTCCGAATCCATTCCATGAGGAGAAGATACAGATGGCTCAGAGTCCCGCATTTCTCTACAGCGACGATGACGCTGTGGACTACACACCCGCAGCCGCAAAGATCGGCGGTGACGTGGTTGTGTCCGGTGGTATTGTTGGTGTGACCGCGACCGATTTGGCAGCGAGCGAAAAGGGTTCGCTGGCAATCGAAGGCATCTTTCAGGTGCCGAAGATTACCGGCGCATGGGTTGCCGGTCAGCCCGTGTACTGGAACGCAACCGGCGATCCGGACAGCGGCGATGCAGGCAGCGGCGCAGCCAACCAGTTGGGCAACGGCGTCTACATGGGCATTGCGGTTCAGGCGCAGGCATCCGGCGACAATACCGGGCTGGTGATTCTGAACGCGCCAATGCCCACGACGCAGGCCGCAGTGACCGCAACGGCAACGGGTGCAACCACCGGACTCATTCCGGCGGGTGCCACATTTGTGACCGTCACCAGCACAAACGCCGATCATCAGATCAGCCTGCCTGCCGGTTACATTGGTCAGGTCATGCGGATTCTTGTGGGCACCACAGCCTGCGAACTGATTTCCGCCGTCGCTGCCGACAAGGTCAACGAAGTCGTCGTGGGTGCAACGAACGAGTTGGCACTGACAGCCGAAGCCCTCTACACCTGCATCTATACGAAGAGCGGGTTCTGGATCGTCACAGGGCTGACGAAGCTGGGTGCTGCACAGGCTGCACTCGTTCCGGACGCACGCTGAGAGAGGTTGAGACGTGAGCGACTTCGACGACGCGATTGGAGAGATGGTGACAGACTTGCTGGCGGAAGCCGGTCAGGCCGTCACCTATTTCCGCGGCGTCGAGTCGCACTCAGTCACAGCTCGCAAGGCTGCAGGACGGACACAGTTTGTTGATCTTGGTAACGGGCAAATCGTCGAGGTTCGCCCGGTGGATTGGATACTGCTACAGGCGGATTTGCCGTATCCACAACCGCAGGCCGGAGACGTGATTTTGTCTGCCGGTTTGCGTTACGAGCTGCAGCCATTTGCGGGGGAAAAGGTTTTCCGTCAGACCTCCCCGCAGATGGTTCGGCTGCACAGTAAAATGATCGGCGGTGTAATATGAGCACACTGGCACCGTCAACGGAAGCCGTCAATGCGATCGTCGCACGGATCAATGCGGGGACAACGTACAATCTGGATCTGAAAGCCGAAGCCCGCGAATTGATTGTCGACCCGACGGAGGAGGTCACAGAGTTGCGTGTGGACGTGTGCCATGAGTCTGAGCAGCAGTTGTTTGAGACGCTGGACGCAGTGGACAACACGCAGCACGCAATCCGGATCTGGATCAGGAAAAAGGTTGCGGACATCACGCCGCAGGAACTAAATCCGCTGCGGCTGTTGTGTCGGCAGATTCTCCGGCAAGTGGATCAGTACGTCACAACAGATTGGCGTGTCAGAGTCTGGCAGGCCGGTTTCGAGACGCAGGAGGTTGCAGACAAGGCGGTGTTGTATTCGCAGCGGATGTTCGTGGCGTCCATATCCTGTGAAGTGCAGGTGAAGCCATGAAAGCCGAAATCAATGTTGATGGACTGAAGGAGTTGATTTCCGAGTTCAGCACCATGAGCAAAGACGCGCGAAAGGTCGCACGTGTTGCGTTGCAGTCATCCATGAAAGTGATTGCGGCCGAGATGGCGAACCAGCTCGACCCGCGAGTCAAAGAAGTCGGCAAGTCCGTCGGCTATCGGTTGACGATTTACCGGGGCAACGTCACGAAGGCGAAGGTCGGATTCAACGTTGGCAAGGGTGCAACGAAGCGGCGAGTCATTCGCAAGCGAACAACGAAGGGTGGCGTGGGGATCGGATCAGCAAACCTGCACTGGTTCATTCTCGGAACAGATGCACGATACACGGGCAAACTGAAACACCGTGGAGCGATGGCAGGTTATTCGGACAGCAGCGGACGGCAATACAGAATCAAGACAACAGGCACCGTTGCATATCGTGGGCGCATGCCCGCAATGCAACCGGGGCTGGCGGCGAGTGCGTACAACGCAGTCAAGGGTGAAGCACGCGCGGCAGCACAACGGGCCGCGAAAAGGTATCTTGAAGTGCAAGCGAAACGTATCGCAAACAAACAGGCACGAGCAACGAAAGGTTGAACTGACATGCCCAACAAAGTCCCCAGCAAGGGCACTGCCTTGCTTATGGAAATCAGCAGCGTTTACACCGCATTCCCGCAGATCACCAGCCTGAACATTTCAGGCGAGAAAGCCGAGACGTTCGACAGTTCGACACTGGACGGTAGCGCACACAAAACCAAGACGCACACCGGATACATCGACACCGCCACGATTACCGGCGAATGTTTTTACGATCCGGACGATACGGTGCACGCAGCATTCATCACGCTGATGCGAGCACCTGCAGCACGGAACTTCAAGGTCACGTATGCAGACGCAACACCGTTGTCCGAAGTCTACAGCGGCTGCGGCTACGGGTTCGACAAGACCGCAGCACCCGGCGACGGGCTGAAAGGCTCGTTCACGATTGAGACCAGCGGAGCACCGAGCTAATGCAGGCGGCGTTGAATCTCGATCAGTTCTGCGATACCAGCAAGCTGACGCCCGAGTTGGCTGCGCTGGTGTCGTGGATTCCCGGCAAGAGTCGCGACGGGCAGGCAGTGCAGATTGCCGTCTATCGCAAAGGCACTGTGTTTAGCGGGCCGATGGCGCTCCAGTTATGCAGGACTGGTCAAGCATCGCCCGCAGACGCAGAGTGCGCTGAAGCCGTGGGCATGACACCGCAGGAGTTGGAAGTCCTGCGGATTGATTACGAGATGAACGCTAAAGGCATCAATAACAAGGGCGACCGCGAGTTGTATCGGGCGGGCGTCATTTTGGGCTACAATCCCGATCTCAGCTATCAGCCGGGGCCGAATTGGGACAAGTACAACGCGGCGAAACAACAGCTACAGGAGACGGAACTGTGAGCGTATTTGAGCGGTTGGCAAAACGCCGACACCTGCCGGTGGGTGACACCGGGCTACACGTTCGCGAGCAGACCTTCGGGGAAGTGCGCCGCATTGGAAACCTTGACGGCGACATGGCGAAAACATGGTTGACGTTGGGCTTTTCGTTGGTCGATGAAAACGGCACGCGATTGATTTCGCAGCCTGAAGGAATGCCCGATCCTGAGTTTGCTGTGTTGATTGAGAACACGTTGCAGGACGTGATGACACCCGCACTGCTGCATCAGATTACAGAGGCACTCACGAAGCTGTCAAAGCCGGTCAGCACTGAGGCGTTAGTAAAAAACTGAAGCGAGACTTCGAGGCAAAGTTCGCCGCAGAACTTGCCCGAAGTCTCGGCAGACACGACTGGTGGAATGTCAGGGACGAGCATACGCCGTTCGAATGGACGGTGCAGCAGGCGATGATGATTGCGGCACCGTGGGGAGAACGGCGAGCGGATTTGAGGGCAGCGGTGAACACGGCAAATCTGCTGATGCAGCAGGCAAGCAGTGAATCGCAGACCTCAGAGAACTTTGCGGACATCGTCAAGGCACTGGCAGATTACGCGGAGCCGGGTGAAGAAGGTGCAGACCTGGAAGCACTGGCATTGATGAGGCGCAGCGATGGCTAGTCTAGGCGATCTTGTCGTGAATCTTGTGGCTGATTCTTCCCGCATGTCCGCCGGACTGCGGGAAGGACAGGCCGCGTTGAATGCGTTTGGGGCAGCAGCCGCAGCGATGGCAACCGCAAGCGTTTACCGGTTTGTGTCCGTCGGTGATTCCTTTAACGACATGGCGACGCGAACAGGGATTGCGGTGGAGTCTTTGAGCGCGTTGTCCTACGCGGCAAAGCTGAGCGACACATCAGCCGAGGGCCTTCAATCGTCGCTGTTCAAGATGGCGAAGTTTCTGGACAGCGTGCGCGGTGGATCGGCAGAGGCAGCGGCTACACTGCGCGGGTTTGGCATCGAGACATCGCAGATTCTGGCGGCAGCTCCGGAAGAACAGTTCGCGATGTTCGCCGATGCGATCCGCAGCATTCAAGACCCGTCGTTACGGGTGGCTGCGGCGATGAAAGTTTTCGGCAAAGGCGCAGCCGATATCATTCCGCTGTTGATGGAAGGCAGCACGGGCATTGCGGCGTATGTGCGTGAAGCCAACAGCCTGAATGCGATCATGACAGGGGAGACAGCAGCAGCAGCCGCAGAGACTGCAGATGCGATTGACAGATTGACGGTGGCATTTGATGCAGCGGCTGTGCAGGTGGGTTCAATTCTCGCTCCGGCAGTGAAGGTTCTGGCGAATGCGTTTGCATTTTTAGCCGGTGCGAATCGCGAAACAATACAGGTCTTCGCGATGATGGCGTTTGGTATTGCGGCGGCGGTTGGAGCATTCAAGGCTGTCACACTGGCAACGCAAGCCTACGCAAAAGCACAGGCGATAGCGACAGCATTGAGCGGGCCGAAAGCCTGGATTACGTTAACGTTTGCGTTGGGCGCAGCCGCAAGTGCCGTGACCGTCTTAAACGGTCAATTCGCCGAACAAAACCAGCAACTGGAGGCACTGCAGCAGAACGCACCGAAGGCGGCGGCAGCAGTCGCGCAGGTCGGGCAGGGTCCGGGCGGCGGGCAAAGTCAACTCGACGTTGACGTGGCGGCACTGAATGCTATGCAGGCGGAAGCCGCAAAACTGCAGGCAGAATCCACCGAAGGCCAAGCGGCTGCACTGCAGCGACGGATGCAGCAACTGCTGAACATCGGGCAGGTTGCGCAAGCCTATTCCGGCATGTCACAGGCGGACGTGAAACAGGCAGCACAGACCATCGTGCAAGCGGCATCGGGATACACTGACGCACGGAAAAAACTGGCCGATGAATTGGCCGTGCTTCGCGGCGAGACGACTGCACAAGAGCAGGAACTGGCACGCATGGCGGCGTCGGGTGTCGGGTCAGCACAGATTGACGCACTCCGGCAGATGCAGGCGGAGCGCGAAAAGTTGTTGAAGCAGCAGGACGCCGAACGCGAAAAAGAGCAGGCGTTGGCGAGTGCGGTGGAGCAGCGCAAACGCAATGAAGAGGCAGCACGCGATGCGATGAAGTCCGAAGCCGCAGCGATCATTGACAGTCTCAAAACGCCACTGCAAAAGGCACAGGAACAAGTCAACAAAATTCAGCAGTTGCAAAAGGCCGGATTGCTGACACAGAAGCAGGCGGATGCAGCAATCGGCGAGATTGCCAAAGCGGAAGCCGAGCGGCAAACGCAGGGACAGGGACAGCCGCAGCAGGTGCAGTTTGCGTCAGCGATGCAGCGCGGCAGCAGTGCGGCATTCAATACGATTCTGGCGGCGATGGGCAGGGGCCAGCAAGACCCAAACGTTAAGGCCACAGAGAAACAGACGCAAGCATTGATACAGGCGTTAAAGCAGAACAAAGTCACTCTTGAAGTCGCGGAGGCTGTTGCGTGACTGTTACCTATTTGGGACCACTACCAGACGGCGAGACGGCGACGGCAGACCTCGGCGTGCGTCGATACACGCGTCAGTTCGCGCTATTCGCAAACGGCAATGAAGGGCCGTTCGTTGTCGGGTCAAACGCGAATCTGCCAGTGATTGGAAGTCTGCACTACGACGATCCTTCCGCACGCTGCCGAAGCCTGCAGATAGCCAGGGCAAGCGGCAAGGATAAGTACAACTGGATTGCAACCGCCAACTACGACACACAGGTGGCGTATGAAATCAATCCGTTGTCAGATCCTGCAGACATCCAGTGGAGCGGGGACAGCTTCGAAGAGGCGGCGGTGGTCGACCGATTCGGCTACGCCTGCCTGAATTCTGCGGGCGATCCCCTGCAGGATCTTTTCCGTGAGCGATCGCGGCGAGTTGTTACGGTGATAAAAAACGTGGCAGCGGTTCCCGATTGGATCATCACAGCCGAGGACGCAGTGAACAGTTCTCAGTTTGTGATTGATGGCTTTACGGTTCCGGCAACAAAGGCAAAACTCAGTGCGCCGCAATTAGGCCGATGGGAAACACGGAACAATGTGCGGTTTCGTCAGATGACGATGACGATCAAGCTGAACAAAGACGGTTGGATATCGCAGCCGCTGGATGCGGGATACCGCTACAGGTCCGGGAATGCCCGCAAGCTGATCACAAACGATGACGGCACACTGCCAACAAATCCAGTTCCGCTGGATGGTGGCGGACAAGTGCTAATCAATCCTACGCCAGCACGGGCGGAATATCTGAGTTTTGATCTGTATCCGCAATTGGACTTCAACACGCTACCGCTGACATAAGGCCGACAATATGGCAAACGAAATCACGATTACGCTGGCAATGGAGCGACGACACGCAACCAATCTCAGCGACACCCACACATTCCCGAGCCTGCGGAAGCAATACAACCAGACAGGCGTGGGACAGGACGACCGAAAGCACAGCATCGGCACAACCGAGGAATCCATCACGCTGACGGACGTGACCACAAACGGATTCGTGTTGCTGCACAATCTGGACACCACGAATTACGTTCAATGGGGATTCGCGGCGGGTGTGTACGGTGGACGAATGAAAGCCGGTGAGACTGCCGGACCATTCAGGCTGGAGCCGG